AGCTGTTCTCGGCTCTCTCGCCGGCCCAGCGGGAGACGGTCCTCCGGGCGAACATCCTGACGGTCGAAGACTTGGCTGCCGCCAACGACGAGGCCAAGGGTCGCATCGGCATGGGGGCCAATGGGCTCGTCCAGCTCGCCCAGACCTGGATCGACGACCGGAAGGGGGCTGGTGCGCTGGCCTCACGCCTCGAGGCCGCGATCGTTGCCCGGGAGGCAGCCGAGGCCAGGATCAAGACCCTCGAGGAGCACATCAAGGTCCTCGAAGCCCTCGTCCCCGCTGACAAGCGTCCGAAGGTCCCCGAACGCCCGAAAGGCCAGCCCGTTCTTTAAGGAGCCCTCATGGGAGCCCTCACCATTCTGGAGCTTGCAGAGGCCTTCACAGGAAAGCGGGCTACCGTGATCCCGACGGCCTTGGTTGCCTCGACCGACTCCGGGCTGATCCAGCTCAAGGAGGTCATGAACTCGGTCGGGAGGGACTTGGTTGCCCGCCAGAGCAACCAGTTCATCAAGCGCCGGCTGGTGTGGAACTCCCTCGGGGTCGAGGACCAGGGCACAATCCTGAGCCTCTTCGGCGAGCAGCCTGCGAACATCGTCATCGAGACGCTGTACAACAACACGACCCGGCTGCCGATCTATGGTCCTCTGTCCGACCGGGAGTACCAGGAAATCCTTGCCCTCGTCCCGAGCGGGCCCTTCCTCCAGTACAAGATCTACAACGGCCACCTCTACGTCACGGGGGGTATCGAAGCTGGGCAGGAGCTCACCGTCTTCTACAAGTCCCGCGCGTGGCTGGAGACTGCGGCCGGCGCAGGGACCTTTGTAGCCGTGTGCACTGCCGACACCAACGTTCCGGTGTTCCCTGATGACCTATTCCTCCTCGGCATGGAGTGGATGTGGCGCAGGGAGAAGGAGATGAACTACACGGCCCAGCTCGCCGAGTACACGCAGAAGCTCCTCGACAGCATGGGCGAGCCGAAGCCGATCCTCAAGGGCCACTCGACGATGAAGGCACCGATTCCGCAGCCCGGGATCATCGTGCCGGCGGGCAACTGGACGGTCTGATGGCCAAGTCTCCCGACCGCTTCGTGCCGCCCCCCATCGACGGCATCGACTGGAGGTGCTCGATCATGGACGCGCCGATGACCTCGGCGTACCAGATCGACAATTTCATTTGTGGGGAGAACTCCCTCTATACCCCGGCGGGACTCTCGGTGGCGACACTGGCTGATGTCCCCGGCGGAGTGAGCACCATCTGGACCTCGACCGAGGCCGACAAATTCTACACTGACAACACCGGGATATACAACTTCGCTGGTGTGCTCCAGATCGCCCTCACCCAGGGCGTAGGGAACTGGCTCAACGTCTCCACTGGGGCGAGCAACTTCTCGTTCTTCTTCAACGGCGTCGACGTCCCGAAGTTCTTCAACTGCACGACGAACGTCTGGGCTAATATCGCCTGGAGCGGCGGCGTGACCCTCGCGAACTTGTTCAAGGCTACGCTCTATCGCCACCGGATGTACGCTTTGGACTGGAGCCAGCTCGGGTTCTGGTATCTACCGCCCGACGCAGTGACAGGCGCGGCCGCTTTCTACGACTGCGGCACGGTGTTCTCTCGTGGCGGCTATGTGATGGAGATCGGCACGCTGACCCTCGATGGAGGCAACGGCCCGGACGACATGCTCGCTGTCTACAGCTCGGGCGGCGAGGTGGCGCTCTTCTCCGGCAACGACCCAGCGGCCACGGACTGGACTCCCGTCGGGGTGTACTACATCGGGAAGCCGCAGCTCGGTTACGTCCCGGTTATCCCGTTCCCTCACAAGCAGATGGTCAAGCTGGGCGGGGACCTGCTTATCTGGACTACCTTCGGCATAACCTCAGTCTACGAGGTCATGCGGGGGGCCACAGGTGGGACCCTCAAGTGCGTCACAGACAAGATCTGGCCCGGCTTGTCCACTCGGATTCCTGCTACCGTCAGGCTTGACACCCTGCTCTCTCGCAATCTGCTTGTAGCGAGCCTTGGGAACCTCGGTGTCTATGTACTGAACCTGAAGACCGGGGCTTGGTCTCGCTTCCCCTACGATGTCACGGCGGCAAAGGCTCTGGGGAATGTGGGAGTGTGGCACGACAGCACGGATGGCAACATCTACGCGTACTCCTCGGCCGACACGAAGATCCGCTACGCCATGCAGTCCCCGGTGGGCAACATCGGCACAGACGTCGACTACGTCATCCAGACGAACTATTTCCGGCTGGACTCGCTGCTCGGAGTACGCAACCTGCAGATGCGTCCACACTTCCTGAGCACCGATACGCCTACCTTTACCGTGGGCGCATCGACGGGGTTGGAGTACAACTTCCAGAACCAGACCGTGCCCGCGGTCTCCTCGGCCTGGAAGACGGTCAACCGCTATGCCCTGGATCAGCCTCTCGGCCCGGGGGCAGCCAACCTCCTGTCCCGCTCATGGCAGACGGTGGCCTGCGATGTCGACCTGAACCTCGCCTTGAAGTTCACCTCCCGCCTCGGCGGGATTGTCGTGGCGGATGCCCCCTTGATCTACCTCGGTGCCGATCTCGGCAACGAGCAGTCTTCCATGTACGGGTCTTGACCCGAGGTTAAGAGCTTTCTAGACTCAATCCCATTGGTCGGAAGGGCACCCTCCGAAGACCTCGTGAGAGGACACTTCGATGGCTTTCAGACTAGGCGGAACCCCAGCGCCTACCCCCGCTCCGACGCCGACACCCCAGTACGGCGGGCTGCGTCTTCCGCCGGCCCCTACTCCCTCGCCGGTCTACGTACCCCCGTTGGTGACGGCTCCACCGCCTCCTCCGGCCAGTCCGGCCTACGGGGGCCTCGGCGGACCTGCGGCCTCGGTCTACCAGAACCCTGTTCAGGCCGTGGCCATTGGTGGTGGACCCGAGACCGGCAGCCTCAGCGGCTCCAACGGCTCCAATGGGACCTCCAGCTTCGCGCCCACCTGGGCGGGCAGCAACGTCCTCACCAACCCGGCGCTCGTCGGAGGGAACGCGGGCTGGATGGATGGCAACGGTTACCTGTACTCCGGCAACTACAGGGACGATCTCGGCTTCGGCAACGAGTTTTATCGCTATGCGGACAGCCCGCTCGTCCGCCAAGCCATTGCGGAGAACCGCGCTTCCATCCTGAACGGCACGCCCTATGACGTGCTGGACTCCAGCGGGAACGTTGTTCGCTCGGATGTGTGGAAGAACCTGAAGGACAACGCCAGTACGCAGATGTGGGATGACATCGTGACAGCGCTGGTGGGCGGCGTGTTCACTGGCGCAGCCACGGGAGCCCTAGGAGCGGCCGGCACTGGCGGGGC